CATGATTATACCTCGTATGGAGTTCAGTCCCAACATCCAGGTTGAAATAGGAAAAGAAGGTGAACAAAACATGTAATGTGCCGTGGGTTGGTCGTATATTGCCTATCATAACATCTTCCTCCAATCCAAATTGCCAAGCATTGGACAGTGCCTCCATCAACGTTTTAGCTCCGTCCAATTTTTCAACCTCTTCAGCCCTGGCCATTTTCCTCACGGTCTCCACATCATTGTCGGTGTACTTATTAGATTTCCACTCAATATCAATGTTTTCATTGTCACCTCCCATCAAGTCCACTTGAGCCATTTCGGAGAACAAATCGCTTGTCATAACAGCTGGAAAACTATCCAAATTAACATTACATTCGATCCATTCCTCAATATACATTTGCATATCTACAGTAATACCATAACGCTCTTCAAATTGCACATATGTATCCATCATGGGGTATAATTCCTCACCCCCACTAATTTTATAAGGATTCTCATACTTATTTTGCACAATTGGCTTGATGCCTAGCTCTTCACCATGGTTGCAAACAGCTCTAAGAAAAGTCCCTAATATTGGGATATGACCGCCTGTTGTTAGTAAACTCTTAGCAGTTCCATACAATAGGTTCTTAAATTTCTTAGGAGGATGCTTGCCATAATTAATACCAAATTTCGCTAGTACCTTCATTGGTTTGTTTCCCCACACGTAATGGTCTCCAACGGACCAAAATAATCCAGAGCAGAACTCAGTATCATAGAGTCCATTTCTGACGAAGATATCTATTTTCCAACCTAATCGATCATAACATTGCTGCATGATTTCAGGTTGTAAATTGTCATAGAAACCAACGCCATCATCTCCCAGGACTATTAGTCCAATGTCAGAATCCATTTTCTCAGCCACCCACGATGCAATGAGCATGTGGAGTATTGAGTTATTGTGGGATGTACCTAAATATCCAGAGGGCCAACCTCTAACTAATTTACCATTAACGTTTCCACCACGGTTTGAAAAAGTGAAGTCTGTGAAATTGTCTAAATAATATTCATGTTCATCAGGCATGCCGCTGATTTTTGTGTCATAGAATATTCGCAGTATGTCCAATAAAAAAGTATGCATACTGCCATCCCAAGCACTAACAT